AAGCACGAAATCAAACCCCGAAAGGAATGATCGGTGTCGCTCTTGTTACTCGTAACCGCGTTCTTGATACTCGTTTTCCTCATTCATACTGTGAGGTTGTACATCAAGGACCAACGAAACCGTCGTGGAAAAACATTGACGTTAATATCCCTATTCGCCATCGTTGCCAATTTAGTTGGTATTGTGATGGGAAGTCTGACGATATTCCTTATTACGATTTGGATGTCTATGAGTTTGCTCGAACCGTTGCTTTCAAAATTTATCATGGACATATTGAAGACTTTACTTATGGTGCAACTCACTATCATGCAACCTATGTAACTCCAGAATGGGCTACCTCAAAAACTTTTATGATAAGAATTGATGAACATATCTTTTATAGGTGGGAAAAATAATGGAAAAACAACTCGAATTTACATACACAGATATCTCAAACCAGTATCGTGCACCGACTAACAAGTATGAAGGCAAAGTAGAATTTGAATATTCTGAATGGGAAGATTATATGAAAATGATGAAGATTGGTGAATACTCTGGACCTATGCAGACTACTCTAGCGAAAGATGGCAAAGTCGATCCTATCATTGATTATAAGTTTAATGAAGGTGATTTGATTGATGAGTTCAAGAAATACGTTGACTCGACTTATAATAGCCATTACTCAAAAGAACAGTTCCAAGCCACCGAATTTATTATTGACGGTGGACATGGCACTGGTTTCTGTATTGGTAATGTATTGAAATATGCACAACGGTATGGTAAAAAAGGCAGTGACGAAGATGCACGTAAAGATTTAATGAAAGTCTTGCACTATGCCCTTATGCAGTTGTACATACACGATTCTAAGAAAAATACTTAATACGATCAAGTTCTCTTTTCATATCTGCACATTTAAACTCAAGCTCCGTATATGGTATGTGCGGAGCTTGAATTGATTTATCGTACTGCCATGCGAACCAAAAAGTTGCTATGGTCATGATAATACAATAAATGATTATGATCCAACCGAGTATCATTATTGCATTGCCGCCGCTGCCACAAAGATCCAAAGGAAAGCTGCAATCATTGCACCGACAATGAGAAAGACAATACCTGCTTGTATCATGTTTTCTTGGAACTCTTTTTGTTCTTTCATCTTTTGTTTACGTGCTGCGTCTGCGGCTTCTCTCGCTTCACGTATACGCTTTGCTCTCAAATCAACGATTGATTGCCATGTACCTGGACCAAATCGATTATCAATCATGACTCTCATCTCTTGCATTTTTTCTTGAGCAAGCTTTGCATCAATCACTTCTTGAGCCACTGATTTGATGCCTAATTGATCACCCATTCCCATACCAGATTTATTTGCACGTGCCTTTTGGCACTGCTCTTCTCCTATGAACAGATTCTCGATTGTATCACCAATCTCTCCAATATCTCTTACTGTGTCGATATTGCTTTTAATAAAGTCTGTTGCCTGTTTTACGAGCGCAATGCCCGTCAGCACTTCTGCGACTACCATTTTGATCTACCTTTGGTAAATTGTTAGATAGATATATGTCAGGAAAAATAATTAGCGTCACTCTCAGCTATATTTATATTTACAAATGATCCAAACTGTGGTATAATATAAATAAATCTGAAGATGTTTGAAGGTAGGCAGGACCCGGGGGCAGTGCCCGGCGCCTCCACCACATGAGTTTTAAATGGAAGAACAATTAATTGTATGGAATTTTAGAGAAAGATGCGAAAGATATATATGCATCAATAATTACTCTATAGCACATGCGAGACTCATATTGTGGGGGCGAAACAGGATCGACTGATGCTTGAGTCTTCAAATTAGTAACTGCAAACGATAACTTTGCACCTTTGGCTGCCGTAGCGTAGCCATTGGGCCCGGCGGAGCCTCGAAACAGAATCCGCCACCTTCCAAAAAAAAGTAAAAAAAAATTCATTTTAGTGCGTTTTTTTGTTTACATTGCTCCCCAAATATGGTATAATATTCCTGTAAGAAGAATTTAGGAGCTAAAAAATGAGATTCACAGTTTGCCAAATCACTAAAGATCGTAAGATGGAAAAAGCTGCCATGGATGCACGTATCCTCGGCGAAGTTGATCCAGTGTTTTTCTTGTCAGCATACGAAGAAGTTGCTGCAATCGAAGCTGATACTCTTGACGAAGTCTTTGAGATCGGTAACATTGGTCCTGAGTCAAAGATCGAACGTTTTGGTCGTATGCACTCTATATCAGTTGGCGATGTTATTCGCACTGACAAGTACGAGTGTTATGTAGTCAAATCTTTCGGTTTCGAGCGTCTTGGTATGTCATCGCCTAACGGCAGACAGTGGACTGCAGATGAGGTTGTAGCATAATGAGAACATTTCCATCAGAAATTGTCAACACAAAAGGCCACCATCTGACAGGTGTACAGTGGCCCGTGGTTGGTTCGAAAGGCGATACATATCGTGTAGAGATGTCTGATTATGGTTTCTCTTGTGATTGTATTGCATTCTCAAAATGTAAACATATCAAAGAAGTCGAAAAAAAATTCAAATAAATGCGTTTTTACTGTTTACATTATGCCCAAAATATGGTATAATATTAAAGTAAAATGAAACTTGGAGCTAAAAAAATGACAATTCAAAACGTTAAAAATCTTATCGGTGATACATTTCGTAGATATCAAGAAAACGCTGTAGCTGATCCTGATATGGCTAAGATGTATGCTGACGATCATTCAACTATCCAGTCAGTAGCTCGTTACTTAGAAACTGGTGATTTAGAAGATGTAAGTCGTGCAGCTGAAATCATCAACCGTATGGATACTGCACCTCGCGAAGAGATCGTTATCGCGATTGGTAAAGACTTCGGTGCTGAATGGGTTCAGCAATATCTTGGTTGGGATATCTTTGGGTGGGTGTAATGCGTAATTATTCAGAAGCTTGTTGGGCAGTACTGTTCACCGTTCTCTTTTCTTTTATTCTTGGTTATACATTAGTGGCATAAGGAGTTATATAATGGCACATTTAGTTGAAACAATCGCATACGCAGGGTCTGTACCTTGGCACGGTCTTGGTACACCAGTCTCTAACGACCTGACACCTGCACAGATGCAGCAAAAAGCAGGTCTTGATTGGAATGTTCGTGAAGTCGAATCATATATCGAGTTCGATGGTCGTAAGATGCCAACTGGTCAAAAGTCACTCGTACGCGAGACTGATGGTCGTATCTTAACAAACGTCGGTGAAAACTGGAATCCAGTTCAAAACTCTGACGCATTCGAGTTCTTCTCTGAATACGTATTAGCTGGTGACATGGAGATGCACACAGCTGGATCGTTGAAAAACGGTCAAATGGTTTGGGCATTGGCGAAAGTCAAAGACTCATTCGAACTCTTCAAAGGTGATCAAGTCGATTCGTATCTCCTTTTCTCCAATCCACATCAATATGGTAAGTCGATCGATATTCGCTTTACACCTATTCGTGTGGTATGTAATAACACATTGACTTTCTCTCTTGATCAGAAGGCTGAGCGTTCTGTTAAAGTTGGTCACCGTGCAGAGTTCGATCCTTTTTCTGTAAAAGAACAACTCGGTATTGCAACCACTAAGCTGAACACATACAAAGAAATGGCTCAGTTTCTTGGTTCAAAGCGTTATACGCAAGATAATGTTATTGAGTTCTTCAATACTGTATTCCCACGTACAGCTGATAAGCGTGTACAAGGTAAAGCACTCGATGTACATACATTATCTCGTAATGCTAAGTTCTGTTACGATGCTCTTGAAGTACAACCTGGTGCTCAGTATGCAGAAGGTTCGTGGTGGCAGGCATTTAATGCTGTTACCTTCGTAACTGATCATGTACAAGGTCGCAACAGCGATAATCGCTTGTACTCTAACTGGTTCGGTAATAACGAACTACGTAAAAGAAACGCCTTAAAGAAGGCAATTGAAATGGCTGAAGCGGCCTAAGGAGTATATTATGAATAAGAGTCAACGAATTCGTCAACACATTATGAACAATCCAAATCGGGTGTTCAATGCTAAGATGATCGAGCAGGAGTTAGGTATTACTGGAACTCATGTCTCTAACGAGTTAGGTGCCTGCATGCCTGATAGTAAACGAGGTCATTATCTAACTAAACGTGGTTTCCGTTTGAGAATAATTGGTAAAGGTGATTATGGTGCTTACGACTATGTAGTTGAGTCAATTGGAAAATCAAAAACTGTTGAACCAATGAATGAATATATAGTAACAACTAATATCAAGTTGAGTGATATTCCTAATGATATCTTCGCGAAAGAAGTTGCTCGACGTTTAAAGGTAACACAATGAAAAAATATCTCTTAGCGATGGCCATGCTACCGAGCATGGCTTTCGCCGAAACAACTCAAGATCACTATAAAAATGTTATAGTGCAAAAACCTTATACTGTACAAGTATGCACTGAAGGCAACGGTAAATCTGACCTGAATAACTTTCTCGAAGGTGCAATTATTGGCGGTGCTATAGGCAATAATATACCAGGAGAAAAAGGTGGTGGTGCACTTGGTGCATTCTTAGGTGGTGTACTCAATACTGAAAATAATAAAGGCAACCAGTGTAGAATGGAAACGCGTTATGAAGAAGAATATAAAGAAGTTTATTCCCATAGCACTGTTACTTTTACTCACGATGGCCGCACATATAGTTTGAGGTTTCAGAAATGAGAAGTGTAACACGTGATGCGAAAGCAATCGCTATGGGTCTTTCTCGAGTTGATGCAGAAATTGCATATTGGGAAAGGACTCGTAAAAAAGTACGATCAGTAAGACAACGACTTGAAAGGTTGTATACTGCACGTAAACACCTTATTGAATCACCAGAAGATTCTAATTCATTAGTAGAACAACTGAAGGGCATACAGAATGCGAGCACATAAACAAGACATGTATGCGGCATGGGCGCGTGACGCAGGTATCGAAGGATTCGAACATTGGGATCCGAAGAACCGTGAAAAAGCACGTCAGCGTGGCGTCAAGCTATATAATAAACGTAATGAGAATAGAGACTATGGACAAACTCGTAAAAAAGGTTAAGAAGATGGAACTTGGAAATCCAGTTATCACTACACTTGTAGGACTCGTTGTATTCTACATCGGCCTTAAGATGTTTTCTGGTGGCATGAAGTCAATGGGAAATATCGAACATTTAGCTTACTTCACTCATAACGTCGCATGGATGTTTTTGGGTGGAATCGTCATGACAC